CATTTTGTGATTAGGAGTTGTTATGGGCTGGATAAATAGTAAAAAAGAAACTAAAGAAGGACACAATACTAATACTAAAGATGAAAAAGCTTATGTTGCACAGGTTAGTGTTGATAAGATAGCTTCCCAAGGTGGCTATAGGGCAGATGCAGAACCTTTTTGGGATGATGAATATTTATGCAAGATAGGTAAGCAATGGGATATGTCTATTGCTCCTAGAGACAGAAAGAAAAAATCTAAAAGACCTAATATCGTTAGTAATATTACTTTACCTACGGCAATGAATATACTTGATGCACTTACTGCTTCTACTCCTGCCGCTCATTTAACTGGTCGTGGTAAAGAAGATAAACAAACTGCTTTGAAACTAATGGATTTAGTACCATTCATATTTGAAAGAAATGTTTTCAAAAAACAATGGCGTGATATTGCTGAACAAGGAATAGATCATGGCCCGTTTATAGGGTTTGTACCTTGGGATGCTGATTTCATGGGTGGTTCTGGCCCTAATAGATGGGTTGGCGAAGTAGGAACTAAGTGTCAAAAAAGAAAAGAGATATATTTTGATCCTGCAATAGAAGATTTAGAAGAAAATTTAAACGATTGTAGGTTTATCCATCAAAGATACCCTAAGAATTTAGATTATATAAAAGACAAATGGACTAAATATGGTAAATATGTTACCGCTGAGTTACTAGAAGGTACGGATAATGCAGACAGTTCTCATTATCAGAGAGCAACAGTTATAAGATCATGGCATAGAGGACTACCTAAGTTTTTATCTGATGAAGATAAAGCAAAATATTTAAAGAAAGCAAATGAGACTACTGACAAATATAGAAAAGAAATGTTTCAGGATATGGCAGCAGGAACTTTAAAAGGAATACATTGTGGTTATTCAGCAGGAGATGTATTTTTAGAGTACACTCCATATGTTTACGAAGATGGACTTTATCCATTTGCTTATGCAGTCCTTTACAGAGATGAAAAAAATCCTTATGGATATGGTGAGATACGAAACATAATGTCACCACAGGTAGCTTACAATAAGTGCTTTGAAGTAGAAATGGCAGCAGTTGCAGCAGAAGGTTTAGGTGGTGGATATTATCCAAAAGGAGCAATTACCGTACCACAAGCACGTGAGATAAATGAGAATGGTCATAGAGCTGCTATATGGCATGAAGTAAATAGCACTGCTGGAATGAAAGATAAGACTGGTGTAAGAGCGTCTCAAAACCTTATTGAATTAAAGAATGCTTTAAAAGACGGAGTTGATACTACTACACAGAACAATGCTATACAACAAGGTATAAGTCCTGGTGCAAACGTACCTTATGCGTCCATTAAAGAACTTGGTGCAAGAGGTGATAACAGAAACAATGGCAAGATGGGTATTCTTGAAAGATTTATGACGCAGTTTATAAGACTTATGATAAGCAGGATAACAGAATTTTATACTGATGAAAGAGAATACAGAATACGTGGAGAAAAAAGTCAAGCAATACAAGATAAATTGTATCAAGGATTTAAAGAATTAACTAAATTAGAAGATAAAAAATCACAATTAACAGGAATGATTCAACTGTTTAATACTATAAAGACAATGAATCCAAATGAAGCTGATAGTTATGGAACATTCAGTAACGAAGAAATGAAACGAAGTTGGGAAAGAACTGATGAAAACAATGTTAAACACAAAGAAGAATTTATAGCAGAATTTGATTTAAAGGTTGGACTACAAGACGAAAGACCTACATCAAGATCGTATCATGAACAGTTGGCAATGCAGATGTTCCAATTCGGTGCAATAGGACCTAAAGCATTTTGGACTACAATAATTGATGGTTCATTACCAAGTGTTGAAGAAATAAATGAAGAATTGCAAGGGATAAGAAAAGAACAAGCGGCACAAGAACAGGCAGGTAAAGCACAGAAGCAACCATCAACAAAGACACCACAGCAATCTATGGCGCAAGCCTAGAAATATATTAAGGGAGTACAATTATGGAAGATATACCAATCGAAGTAGTTGACGAAACAAAAGTAGTTGAACCAGTTACAGAAATACCGGTAACGGATACCACCGAAACCGAAGCTCCGATAGATACCACTATTGAAGAGCCTAGACGTATCAAGGTAAAGTATGACAAAGAAGATAAGGAACTGACAGAAGAAGAAGCTATACCTTGGATTCAAAAGGGCATGAATTATGACAGAAAAGCAACTAAGGTTACAGAACTTGAACAGGAACTTGCAGAGTTAAGGTTAAAGGAATCAGAAAGAGAGATTCTAACTGGCAAACAGACTCTTGAAAAGAATCTTCGTGATGAAGGATATGACGATGAAGCCATTAAAAAAATGGTTGAGCCAGCCTTTAAGACTACACAGGACAGATTAGATAGAGATAAAGCTGAAGCCGAAAAAACTTTGATGCTCGCAAAACGCACAACGGAAAAGGACTCTTTGAAAGACAAACCATTTTTCAAAGAAGTAGAGAAAGAACTCGATTCTTTTCTTGTGAATCCTATCAATGCTAAAGTACCATTGAATGTTGCTTATGAAGTAGCAGTTGGTAGATATGCAAGTTCACCTGATTTTCAGGATATGATCAAGACTAACAAACAATCAGCAATAGCCGACTATCAAGATAAATCTAAACGTAGTGGTTCAATCACAAGCGAAGGAACTCCAGAAGATTTGGTTGACGTTCATTTACTCGATGAAAAGAGTTTAGAAATGACAAATGCGTTTGGAATAGACCCTAAGAAAATAGCTAAATATGTAAAGGAAACATTAAAGAAAAAGAAATAATAGAAAGGATGATAAACGATGGCAGGATTTAGATATGCAGGCGACCTTAATGGTCATAAAAGAAAACTAGTTAGAGATTATTTAATACCTACAGCAACTGCAATAGAAAAAGGCGAACCTGTACAGTTCACACAGGGAACAGGCGTTATAGTTCACGCAGGACCTACTGATTTTGATGATTATGTGCTTGGAGTTGCTACGGCGGCTCATGCAGCTAATTCAGGAACTTCAATTGAATTAACTTATTCACCTACGGCAATCTATGTGTATCATGCGTCTAAGACTTATACAGCAACAGGAGGTAGTACAACTACTATAGTTGATTCTAGTTTGTTACCACAGACTGATAACTTCTGGATTGGTGGAGCAGTTAAAATAGTTGCTTGTGCGGCTGATTCTAGTTTGAATGGCAAAGTAATACTATTAACTGATTCAACTGGAAGTACAGGAACATTGACATTTGCTACTCAGGCAGCAGCATTTGCTTCTGGTGACACTTTTCAATTGTGTCTTGGAAACTATGCAGAAAATCATCTCGGGTATGACTTAGATTCAGATGCTATGAACCCTGATTTTGATGCTGACGGTGGAGCAACACTTAGATTTTTATATGCAGAACCGATGTTGATGGATATGTATTTTATGTTTGAACATTCGGCAGCGGTAACTTAATTAAAATAAACTAGAGAAAGGATGATAAAAGATGACTGAAGCTCAATATATCGCATTAGAAGGTAATATTCGAGAACTTTGGAAAGGTGCATTAGCAGAAAACGCAGATTTAAACATCGGATTCTTTAATATGATGTACGATAAAACTGCACAGTTTACTGACCAAATGATGGGTGCTGGAGCAAGAATGCACGCTTGGAATGGTTCAGTTCAGTATGATGAAATTGACCTCACTTATTCGAAACAGTACAGAGCTGAAAAGTTCGATACTGGTATCCAAATCAGTAGAGATATGATGGAGGATGGAGAATACAAAAGAGCAATTCCAATGATACTAAGCAATAAAGCAGAAGCAATACAAACGACACTTAACTATGATGGAGGAGAATTTTGGAATGATGCTTTCTCTGGTAGTAAATATACTACTGCTGATGGTGCCGCTCTTTGTTCTGCAAGTCATTATATAAAATCAGGCGGAAATGTACAATCAAACACTAACGCACTCGCCTTGACTTATGACAATCTTGAAACTATATTAATCTCAATGCAGGAAGTAGAAAATGATCGTGGCGACAAAATGCTTATCAGAGGCGATAAAGTTATAGCTGGCATGAAACTTGCTAGAACTTGTGAACAGTTGTTTGGTAAAGAAAGATTTGAAGCATATTCAGGTGACCTCACTCCAAACGTTTACAAAGACTTTTCATATTCGATTCACCCACTTATCACTGGAAACAAATTCTTCGTAGTTAATAAAACTCGTATGATGAATGGTAGTGGAGCTAACTTCTGGTTAAGACGTGACCCTAGGGTTCTCGAAAGATCAGGAGACGCAGCTAAGGGAGATTTCGATACTGAAATGCTGTCTTGGAAGAACATAGGGAGATGGCAATTGGGAGCTACAAATTTTGTGTGGTTGGCAGGGTCAGACCCAGATTAATGGGGCGGAGTAATACTTGATTGGCATTATATTACATTACAAATTAACTAAATATTAATGGGGGAGATTTATTTCTCCCCTGCTCTTGAAAGGAGAGTGTTGATATGAAAAAGGTAACTCATTTTAATAAAGTAAGTGGTAATCTTGGAGTTTATGAAGGTGCACCTGGAAGTGAAGTTCGTCTTTATGGTACAGAGATGGGTACTGGAACAAAGTTCTACTTAGATTCTGGTGCAGGAAGTGATGCTAACAATGGTTCTTCATGGTTACTAGCATATGCTACAATGGATAAAGTATTATCAATGTGTACTGCTGACAATGGAGATGTAATCTTTGTTGCTCCTGGACACGCTGAAACTGTATCAGCGGCAGCAGGAATGGTATTTGATGTTGCTGGTGTTACAATAATTGGATTCGGGAATGGTACTTTAAAACCGACTATCACTTTAGACACAGCTAATACAGCAGACATAGATGTAACGGCTGCAAATGTCACAATAGCAAACTTTATATTCTCTGCTAATTACGCAGATATTGCAGTATGTATTGATCTTGATGCTAAGAATTTCACACTTGAAAACTGTGAGTTCCTTGATACTGCTGCTGACATGAATTTCGTTGTTTATATTGATTGTGACGACACGGCAAACGCATGTAATGGGTTAACAGTTCGTAATTGTACTGTTCTTTCACCTGATATAGCAAACGATCATTTCATAGCCGCTGTTGGAGATATAGACAGATTAATAGTTGAAGATTGTTTTATCACAATGGGTGTTAATGATGGCGAAGCTATTATTGAGGCTTCTACAGGAAAAGACTTTACTAATTGTTTGATTAGACGTAATGCATTTAGCAGAGGAAATACAGAAGCTATTGTGTGTATGGAATCTGATACCACAGCTAATAGTGGA